GGAGCCTAATTATGAACCTGGTCAATACCTTGCCTTCTTGGGTCGCATTACTCCCCTGAAGGGCATTGATACGATCAAGGCGATTGCCGACCACAGTCCTTGGCCCATTGTGCTCCATGGCCAAGGAGATCCGTCTCCCTGGACCCATCCAAACATTGAATATAGAGGGCCAATAACAGGGCGCAAGCGTTCTGATTTTCTGCGCAATGCTCGCGCTTTATTGGCTCCAACAGTATTCACTGAGCCGTTTTGCGGCATGGCCGTTGAAGCCATGCTATGTGGCACTCCAGTGGTGTCAGTAGATTATGGTGCCATGACCGAAACTGTCATTCCTGGGGTTAGCGGATTTCATTGTCACACTTTGCAGGATTGGGTGGATGGTATTCATGGCGTGGGGAGTTTAGACCGTCAAATGATTGCCACAATTGCTCGCAATAAATGGTCGCTAGAAGCTTGCGGGAAGCGTTATGACAAAATCTTCCAGCAACTAAACGCCTTGTACCGCAATGGTTGGTACGAACTTAGGGAGATTAGTTTCAATCAAATTACACACGAAGAAACCCCTTTTGCTGAACGTTTAGCAGAATGGATTTCTACCAATATCAATCCGGCAAGCGTATTGGACGTTGGCTGCGGCCCTGGTATTTATGTGGACGCATTGAGGAGTAGGGGAATTTCCGCTATTGGCATTGATACTGATGATCGCGTGGTAGGCAAGCCTTATCTGCGTCAAGAAAGTCTATTTGAAAATGAAGATACAGCCGAAGTCGTAATCTGCCTTGAAGTTGCCGAGCATATTGCAGAGGAACAAGCAGGCAACGTAGCGGCTTGTGTTGCTGCCAATGTCAAACCCGGCGGCATCTTAATTTGGAGCGCTGCACACCCCGGCCAAGGCGGCACTGGCCACATTAACTGCCAGCCAAAAACTTACTGGGCGGAACTATTAACTTGGCACGGCCTTGCACGCGACGAGGAACTAGAGCAACGGCTAGTGGATCATGCTAAAAATGGTTATCACATGGGCTGGTTTGTCCAGAACGCCATGGTATTCAAGCGTTAGTGCTTGATATTTTTAGGCATTGCGCAATGCGGGTGATATGGATGCACACAATGTATATACATTTTTGAAACCATTGCCAAACCCGCCGAAAACAGACACAGCCCGACAACGATTTCCATGGCCACTAAAAAGCTTGTTTTATTGTAGCTTCCAGGTGATGCGCAATTCTCCCCCCAAAGCCTTCACGTCATCGCTCGCGCTTTCTGGAGCTTCATGAACAATCATCACCGATGGCACCACTGCATTCGGCAATGGCGTGATAGTGGCTTGCGGAAATAGTTCTTGGGCCTTTTCGGCAAGCTTGTCGGCAATAATCTTTCTCTCCTCTTTCTCCCATTGCTCCACTAGCTCTTTCGCTTGCGCATCCACTTTTTTGAGCGTATTGTGCGTTTTCCATTCAGTCCAAAACGGGAAGCAATATTCAAGGAGCAAGGGAAACCATGGGAACAGGCGAACGCGAGACCATTGCTTGGCCACTTCTAGCGCCAGCTCATAACAGAGCGCAAGAAGAACCGTCTGCTTGCTCATCCTTCTTGATAAACACTGACGAAGACCTTCCCTTTCCTGTAGAGAGGAAGCACCTTGTCAATTAGATGGCGGTTATGCGTGCGAAGACAACCATGAGTGCCTACAAGGGGCTGCATGGGCGCCCAGGCGCCAGGCCATCCCAAGGCAGAGCCACCACCATGAAGGCCAATCCCAGCCCGTCCAATGCCCGTCTCTTGGTTTTCTAGGTCAATCATGTCATAGAAGGCCCAGCCATAAGCCATTAGGGTGCGGTCAAAAGCAGGATTATTTCCATTGATGGAATAATCGTTGTAGAGCTGACCAAGCCTGTAGAGGCCAGGAGGCGTGTCAGACCTTTGCACTTTCCATTCGTAGTCACTGTACTGACCACGCGCAAGACACGGCACTTCCCATAGAAGCTTTCCCTCAAAAGAGAAAGCTTTCATTGTCTCCGTTTTGTCGTTTACTACTAAATGAGAATCATTTGCAGTAAAACCAAAATCCTGCGGGCGCTTCTTGGGGCCAATCATTTACGGCTTAGCGCGAAAGATGGTCTTCAGACCTTCCATAAGCAGTTGTAAGATGTTATTGCTTTTCCACGGCGAGTGATCAAGAATTTGATCTGCAGCAGCAACAAGAATGCCGCCAATCACAAACCACTGAATGGGTTCCATGCTTCTGAAGCGTTTTCTAAATCCTAACGCTTGATTTCCAAAGATCGCACACGCGACTCTAAGGCTCTAATATTCTCCGTCAGATCATCAAGTTTTTCAGTGATATTTTCCACTTGAGTGGTAATTTTCACTTGCTGATGGCCAATGCTCATCATCATGCCACCAGTGGCAAGAAGCATGCCAGCCGTAATGCTAACAGCCAAGTTAGCAAGCTTATCCTGCCATTCTTCCATTGGTCGTTGATAGCATTTTCTCACATTCTACATCTATCACCGTTGTCTCTTTTGGTCTTGTAAGCTTAAGGCAGGTCAATTGAATATTGCCATGGGGATGAGAAATGGACCAAATGAACTCCTCCATTCGCTCACTGAATTACGCCCAGGCGACGCCAAAAGACGTTATCGAAAAAGTATCTTTGAAGACTTTCCCACGAGGGGAGCGTTAGGTCATTGCACTTGCGCTTATTGCGGCGTGTGGAATGAAAAGCTAACCATTGATCACATTGTCCCCAAAAGCAAAGGCGGTCCGCACTTTGCAAAATGGAACAACATCCCTTCATGTTTGGCATGCAATGCAGACAAAGGAAGCCTGCCATTGTTTGAATGGTGGAGGCCCAAACAGTTCTGGTCCCAAAAGCGAGAAGAAACACTTCTTGCCTGGATTCACGCTCATAGTTTTGTGAGCGCTCACACTGACATTGGAGATTGGGAGCAATGGATGGAAGAAACTCAACGGGTGCTGCCCATTCATGAACGTCCCAAAGAAAAAGCGGCCTTTATGTGGCCGCCTTCTTTGCAAGTGAGACTAGCTAGTTAGCTAACCGGCTGAAAGAATGGTTCCGAAGGTCCCTGTCTGGTGCCAGGCAAGGGGCAGAAGCCATCAGGGCATCCGCTGGCCATGTAATCATCAGGGTCGTATTGAACACTTGACACTGCCTCCATTGTTTCCTTCACTGCCTTGCCAAGCAGGGCCTCTTCCAGCTCGCGAAGGGCAATCAGGCGTTCCAGATACCATTGGGCTTTCTTAAGGTCTTCAGCGCCATTCTTTTTGGAATAGCGCCAAACGTATTTCTGGACATTACCTTTGAGAAAACCCTTGAATTCTTCCACACTCATGGAAGCCTCAATGGCTTCAATACATTGAATGCTTCCGAAGCTGTCTGCATAATGTGCAGGGCTATTCACTGGATCGTTCATCATCAGAATTGGTAGTTGTTTGCTTGAAAGGCTTCAAAAGCTTCAGGGGCAATGGGAGTAGCAAGCTCTAGGAGGGCTTTTGCGTAAGCAACAATCTCCCCTTGAGCGCCATGGCCAATGCGCAGAGCAATGAAATGGAGCAGGGCTTGCAGAGAGCACGTCCAAGTGAAGGAGGTGTACATACAAGCGGGCAGGACACCCCTTGCCTGCTCTCTGCTAATACCCGCCATCACCATGGCTCCATAAGCCTCCTGGGCTGCCTGGATGGCCTCTGCATAGGCATTGAAGGCAATGGCTGCTTCACGCTTTGCAGCAGGACCGTCTGAAGCTTGGCGATTATTTTCGCTTTGCTTCATGAATTCCAAAGGCACGTAAAAGTCCACGTCGTCTGCTGGGCAGTAACGAAAGCTTTTCTCATTCCAACCCAGTTGATCATCAACGTAAGTGGATGCCACTGTATGCTTCCACCATTGGCGAGCAATAAACAGTGGTGCTTTGACGTGCCATTTGAAGACCACGCCCCTAAAAGGGGAAGTGTGGTGCTCGCGAGCCAAGTAGTTGAGAAGTTTTGCATCCTTGGCGGAAAACTCCTCAGAGCGAGCTTCAAAGCTTTGGCGAGCATCATTGACAATGGAAAGACTGTTTCCCATGGAGTCAACCAGCATCACCAGGCTTTTCCCATCGCCCAGTGGATCAAGAAGCGGGAGCGTCATCTGATGGCTTCATGGAAGGAGAGGAGGCATGCCAATCATAGTCGTAGCAGTGCTTTTCGGCAAGCCGTCTTTTCTTTTTCGGGCCTTTCGCCATGGTTTTTACACTTGCTTCGCTATTTGCGAATAGCCTATGGAAAGAAGGACGACAACGATGAGCTTTGTAATTCCTGTGCAGCTTGCCTACAATGGCAAAAACTACATGAGTCAGATGGGGCCTTTCAATCATTCAACTGAGCGCGAGTTTGCTCTCACCGTGAACCGTCGCGCCATTGATGATTGCACAAGCCTGGAGCAGCTCAAGCCCGTAACCAAAAATCTTCTGGAAGGCTGGTCATCCATGCAAACCGCCTTCCAAGATTTAATGATTGAAAACATCAAGCTTCGTCAAGCTCTTGACAAAAGCCGATTGGATGTTGAAGCCGCCGAAGAACTGTTGGTGCAGGCTAGTTCCGTAATTGACGGTCTGACAAAAAAGAAGCAATCAGCGCAAGCCAGGCGGAATCTTTGGCCATGGTAGACGTGAGCAAAAAAATGGTCCAATTGCTCGTATAAGCGAGATTGTATTTGCGACAATCTCTTTCATAACCAGAGCCAGTGACGTGGCGGCCACGATTGTAAACGCCACCTTGGATTTCGATGCCAGTGCGAGAGATGGGATGAGCAAAATCTAGGCGGTAGCGCTTGGAACGTTTTGACTTAGCGTGGCGCTCTTGAAAATCTTTTTCCCACGCATCAATATCAGAAAATTCTCTTTCAAGAATTAACTTGGGATAGTGTGCTTGCCAGAGGCTGAGAAACTGATCTTCAAGAGCGCTCAACAGCTAGACAGCAGCTAGATGCACTGTAGCGCCTTGATTCTGGTAGTGGCCAGAATAGGCTTCTTGCACATCACTGGTAAGGCGATAGAGCATGATTTGCACAATCCCTTCATTCGCATAGATGCGAGCCGTGAAAGGCGTTGGATTGGCAATGTGCATGGTCAAATAACCAGACCAGCCAGGCTCAATGGGCGTCACGTTGATAATGATGCCACAGCGAGCGTAGGTGCTTTTCCCATCGCATAAGCCCATCACATTGGTGGGCATGGAAATCAGCTCAAGGCTGGTTCCAAGACCAAAAGAAAAAGGAGGAAGCTCAAAGAATGCACTTCCTTCGCGATGAACCAACCCAGATCGGTATGGAATGCTGTCATCCGCTTTCTTGGGGTCTAGCGTGAGATTGGGCCTGTAATCTCCTTCGTCTGTGAAGACGAGAAACTCTTTCGGGGAAAGGCGAATGTCATAACCTGCCTGGGAAAGGCCATACGAGATGGCCTTAGTCCCGTTGGACAGGGAGCGTCGCTTTTCCCCAACGTAAGGCGTAAAAATGTCAAGCTCAGCAAGCTCGGCAATTTCCTTATCGTTGAGGAGGCTCATGGCTCAGAACAGATCGTCGGAACTGCCGCCACGATTGTCCCAGACGCTGGCGTAGCCTTTGGGGGCTTCGCGATCAGCACCTTTCACCTTTACGCTGCCCGTATAGCCAGGCGCACGATCAGAGGTTTTCTTGGTGTTTTCCCACACTGCAAGATCAAGGGAATAGTTGCCACGCTCATTGGGGCCAGCCTGCTTAAGTGCATTGAGCACGTCAGGGGTGAGGTCGATTGCAGCAGTGATAGGGGGCCGATTGGCCATGGTGTTTCTCCGTAGGAGGGATGGTAGCCCGTTTGGGCCCGCTCATCTTACCCCCTATCCTCTGTAAGGGCAAATGCCCTGCCGCCTGGGTAGTGCGCCTTGAAGTATCTCTTAACAGTGTCGTGCATGATGCGCTGTTGGCTAATCAGCTCAAACCCATCAAGGTGGAGCAATTGCAGAGAGGGCTCCACCTCTTTGTTCTCAGGGTCGTAGCAGGCGATCACGCACCATGCCTCATCAATGGAACAAGAATAAAGTTGTTCTGCTGCCATGGCATAGGCGCCCAATTGCCGCTTGTAATCTGCCAGTTGGTAATCAGGCTTTTCTT